GTTTTGATCTTTGCTTTCCCAGCATTTGCAAAGATGATGTAATGTAAATTGTTAATACTAATTCCAGTAGAAAAGATCTTTGATATAGCTATGCACACAATATCATCTTTCTCTTCCATTAGCTTTTTAACTCTATCACGCTCTTCTGTTTCAACATCACCTCGAATAAAATAAACATCATTTGTTCCTTTTGATTCTGTAATGATATTATCATATAATACTTCCCCGTGAGCAATGCGATCTACGAGTATTAGTGAGTTCTTTGTGAGTCTCTTAGCGATCTTAGTTATAGCATTGTTTCTCCAAGGGTGCTCAATGATATACTCTAACTCATTATGGTACTTAGCCGTGGGGTTGATAGAAGTTACTGGAGGAGGTTTAGTATCATAATGTAATCGAAGTACTTTAACTCCTACATCACAAATATAGTTTTCCTTCCGAAGCTCAGCACTATTCATAGAATATATAACATCACCAATAACTCCATTGATATTATAGAGATCTCCTTGATCGTCTGGAAGAGTTCCTGTGAAGCCAAATCGTCTCTGAGATTTAACTCTTTGCAGAATCTTATTTAACTTATTACCTTTCCTAAATTTATGAGCCTCATCTACAACTACTGCAAATATTTGTTCCAACCAAGTTAGGTCTGTATTTTTAGATTGTAAGATTCCTAGATTTGCAATAATGACTTGAGTTGAGAGATCTAACTCATTTATTGATTTACCTTTACGTTTCTCTCCTGTCCATTTTGAGAATGTAAACTGTACATTATATTTCTTAAAATCTTCGTATGTTTGATTAACAAGAGATAAATCTGGAACTAATACGAGAATTCTCTGATGCTCCATGTCAGGCTTTAGAAGTATTGATTGTAAAAGAATTGCACTTATAAGAGTCTTTCCTCCAGCTGTTCCTAATTCAATTATACCTCTTCCAAATTTAAGTGCTTTCTGCACTGCTTCAATCTGGTATGGTCTAGGCTCTAAAGTAATTCCTTCGATGTTATAATCATCCTTAAGAGAAGTAGAACAAGCAGTTTTGAATGATGCATCTATTTCAATCTGATTCGATTTATCTATAGATACAATATATGCATAAATATTCATCCATAAACCAGCTTTAAATCTTCCCGCGGGAGTAATAAAATAAGATCTTGATGGAGCGATATAACCTCTCTGACGAGCAAAATGAGCGTTTTGATTTTTTACTGAAAAATGCTCTCTCACCTTTTTGAATGCATTACTGTCTGTACAACTCATTAAAGCTGTATTTCTTCCTTTATCCCACTCAAATTTAAATACAGACATTATGTTGTTTCCAGGCGTACAATTTCAATTAACCCTTTAATATCAAAGCTCATTGCACTTAAAATTCTCTCTACTTTTTCTAGATATTCAATTGTAATTTTAAGATCATGGATTTGAGTATCATATTCATGAATTCCATTAGATCTCTCTGCAACTGCTTTAGCTTTTACTTCAGAGATTTTCACAGGATTAGAAGTAGCAATTTGTTCAGCAAGCAGTTGAATAGCATCTCTCTTTTGTGCATACAGCTTATTTAACTCAAACTTATGTCGAATTAATCTTCCCACCCACTTATGCTTATTTGCAGGGAGTCGTTGCTGTACCTCCGACATGCTCATAATGTCGAGCTTTGTATCTTCTTCTAACTCTTCGGTATAGTTTGATATGATTTGTTCGTAGCTAATCATGTCTATGTACATAAATAATAGTATAAGGATACCAAAAGGCAAATGATTAAATTCAACACATTATGTAAAAAAATAATCGAAAACGTCTCAGGCGGTGCGGATAGTGCTTTTGGAGCCAATGGAGGCGGAAGTGCTATTGGAGTACCAGGAGGTCCTGGAGATATCTATGCACCCGGAGATTCTAGAATACCTTCAATCTTAGGAGCTAAAAAGAAAAAGAAGCAGAAGAAAAAATATGTCAACAGACGCTAATTTAGGGCATTGGATCTATAGCGGTATATTACCAGAAGATTGTTTTGGATTTATATATCTAATAACAAATACTGAATCTGGTAAGAAGTATATTGGAAAGAAGCAAATGCTTAAAAAGTTAACTCGACAACCTCTAAAAGGTAAGAAGAGAAAGCGAATTGAGCATGTAGAATCAGATTGGAAGACTTATACTAGCTCCAGCAAGGTTCTTTGTGAAGATATTGAATCTATTGGAAAAACTAAGTTTACCTTTGAAATCTTGTTAACTTGTGAAAATAAATTTGAACTTGCGTATCATGAAGCTAGAATACAATTCGAAAGAGAGGTTTTATTGAGAGAAGACTATTATAACGGCATTATTAACTTAAGGATACCAAAAGCTCCAAAAAAGTTACTAAAAGTTAGTTGCAATCATAAAAACAAGTAGCTATAATTGCATTATACGATGCGGTCAATAGTAATAGAAAGTCAGAATTTAAAACTCTTTAACTTCCAAGAGGTATATCGTTCATCCGAGCTATGTATAGTAAATAATCTCTCTCAACTAGATCTTATACGAGATAATAGGGTAGATTTCACAAAACAAGACACTAAGAAGATCATTCTACACTATGTCATTGAGAAACTATGTGAGAGTATAATAAATTGTACAAGATCTGGTAAATCAATCATATATGTTCCAATTACTTCGTGTTACTCTGGATCAGAGCTACTAGAATATAGTGATATCGAAGCATTTACAAAGATGTTAAAATACGTTGTCCGCTCCATACGCATAAATATACCAATTCAAGTCTTCGAGTATAATCTAGATTATGATAAAATCTTACAATTACGGAATGGTGAGCAAGTCGATTTCTCTGTTGCACTGACTAATTTCTTTAATAAGAAACAACGACAAGAGGTCTCTTTGCAAAAACTTAAGAAGTTTCTTAGCAAGTTAGAATTATCATCTCTACAAAAAACCTTTGAAAGTGAGATGAAGTCTAAACATCTCCTCTTCAAATGATAAATAATTATATGGCTGAAAGAAAATTTATCAAAAGATTAGCTGGAATGTGTTCTGAACATCAATTTGATGATTTATTAGAAACAATATACGCTACACCAGTTAATCAACCAACCGCAACTAGTGCTACTATACCGCCAGCTGGTGGTACGAGTCCTACAAGTCCTAGGGCTTCTGTATCAGATGATAGAATGGCCGCGGACTCAAATAGTTTAACAAAGTTCGATGTAGCAGAATTAAAAGCTGCAAAGGATAGAGTAGATGCAGGTGAAGGAGATGAGAATGATGAAGTTCTCGGCAATAAATATGGTGAACTTCTAGATTATCGTAAAAACTCTGCGAATGCAATTGCTGCTAAAGTTGATGCAACAATTAATACCTAATGAGAAAATTTAATAAAATACTTGAGAAGTATGAAGTTATTACTGAATTCTCTCCGCAACCAACTGGTAGTGGATTTAATAATAACAGACCACAAGCAGAACCAGACGATGGCGAAGTACCACCAGAAGCTCAAGGAGCGGTTCCTCAACCTAAAGATTCTGAGGAGCAAACTACTGAAGTTGTATCTCCACAAGGAAAGGTAATGCTTATAGATCTTGCATTAAAAACTCTTTCAATCGATCCAAATGATATTTCAGCTCCTGAGAAAGGAATCTTCGATCAGCATGTAAATCCACAGAATGCTGATGAAATTGGTGAACAACTTCGTGCTATCATTCAGACATACGGTTATCTTGACGCTATTTAAGAGAATTCGTTGACTTCTACATGCTTGTATTTAAAAACAATGTATGAGCATAGAAATTATGGCGAACGAAGGAGGTACAATAGTATCTCTAGGTCAAATCGACCGCAATTATTATAAGAAGCTTAGAAAGGAGATCAATCTAAGAAAGATTGGTGGTATAGAGAGATGGCTCCGTTTAATGGTTACTGCGGGAGGATGGAGAGGAGAATATCACGAATTTGTTGTAAACGAAATTCTTCGAATCATTGTAGAGTATAATATTCAAATAAAGTTTCCAGAGTTTAAATCTACAGTTCAATCTAGATTAGACGGTAATTTAGAATGGTTTCAAAAACTCTTAAAGAGTGATAGTATTGAAGATTGTTATACATATATTGAATCTATTCTAAGTAAAATATTTCCAGATGATTGGAGTGTATTATTCAAGAAGATGTGGAAGATCGTATTCCTTATGGATCGCGCAGCAGTAGGACCTGGAGAAGTCTTCTTCACTTTATTTTCAAATGCAGTGAAAGGTAAAACAGGAGACCTTTTCATTGATGGTTTAGGAGAGATTGAACTTAAGAGTAATGGAGGTAGATTAGGTACTTCAAATTATACACATCAAGCTCCAGAGAGACTTTCAAACATCCTATCAACTGGATATAATCATAATCTAGCAGCTGGTTCTATAATTCACGGAATCCATAAAGATATAAAGGCTGTAGAAAAACGAGTAGCAGATAGAATTAACAAAATTATATCTTATATAACAAAATCAAAGAAGTTAAAAGGAGATGTAAGAGAATTACTTCTCATCACAATACCTCATAATACTAATTTTACATTTTTAGATTCAGTATCAAAATTATTGGATCATGGAAGTCAGACAAAGGTAATTGATAGCTTAAAAGAAGATTTAACAAATCTTAAATTTAAACTTCAACAT